GCTGGCGCGTCAACTGTCTACATCGTACAAGGCGAGGGTATCTAAATGAAGAACGGCAAGAAAATGAAGGGCGCACCGTCCATCATGATCGCAGTGGCGATTCCATCGCGCCAGGCCAAGAGCAAGGCCGAAGAGCGCAAGAAAAAGATGGAAGAAGCGGCCGAAATGAAAAAGGAAAAAATGGAAATGAAGGCTTACGAGTCCATGGTGAAAGTCGCCAAGGGCGCGAAGGCCAAGCCGAAAGCCAAGAAAAAGTAAGGGCCAGCCGTGGACGAGGAAACGCTCTACACCGGGCCGGATCGCAGATCGAGGCCAAGCCTGACGGACGATCAGATCGAACTGATTGCCCAGCGTGCGGCTGAGCTGGCGGTCCAGAAGATGACCACGGACATCTACGCCAACGTGGGCAAGTCGGTGGTGCAAAAGGTGTTCTGGATGGTTGGCGTCATCGCCACGGCGGTGGTGCTGGGTAACGTGTCGATCAGGGAGTTGTTGAAATGAGCGACTACATCAAAGAGCGACTGAAAGAGCCGTCAACGTGGCGCGGCATCATCCTGCTTCTGACGGCTGTGGGTGTGCCGATTGCTCCTGCTATGGGAGAGGCCATCATCTGCGTGGGGCTGGCAATGGCTGGCGGCGTGGGCGTTGTGACGCCTGACCGGAAGCGGTAATGGACTTCGACACGGCCTTCACGCAACTGCTCGGGCATGAGGGGGCGTACTCCAACCACAAGGATGATCCAGGCGGTGAGACGATGTGGGGCGTGACCGTCGCTGTAGCCCGTCAGAACGGCTACAACGGCTCTATGCGCGACATGCCGGTGGACGTGGCCAAGGCCATCTACCGCAAGCGCTTCTGGCAGGCCGCCCGGTGCGACGAACTGCCGCCAGCAGTGCGCTATCCGGTGTTTGATGCAGCGGTGAACAGTGGCGTCCTACAGGCCATACGCTGGCTCCAGCGGGCCGCGAGGGTCAAAGACGATGGTGTCATCGGCCCACAGAGTATGCAGGCCATAGCACTCACAGACGGCCATCTGCTGTGCCGTCGGATGCTCGGGCAGCGGTTGAAATTTATGACGGATTTGAAGACGTGGGATGCCTTCGGCAAGGGCTGGGCGCGTAGGATAGCGTCACTGTTGGACGCATAAAAAAAGGGCCGGATGATGAGTCCGGCCTAATGCTGAGTTGCCCCGTCAGTGGGCGAAGATGAGTATAGACACTATTGCCGATCCCGCCACATCAAAATGACCAGCCCGGTCAGCGTGCATAGGATTAGCAGCCCGCCAGCCATCGCGTCAGTCTCAGTCATATTTCAAACAGGGTTTGAAGTTCTCGACGCAGTGGGCCGACATCGAGGTCTGGATAGCGCTCCGCCAGCAACTCAAGATAGCGCAGCGCACCACGAGCCTGCTTGGGCGTTTCGCAAGAGTTGATGACACGCCAGGCTTTCTGTATCAGTTCGTTCATTCCTCACCTCTTAACACTTTTTCGATGGCTTCTAGTTTTAGCCTCATGTCCACATTCTCATACAGCGCCTCTCGGTATCCTTTCCAAGCTTTTTCTGCCCGCTCGCGTTCGGCTTCAAGCAGCCGTTTTAAGCGCTCAAATTCCATTTGTTCCTTTTTTGTCATCCCTCTTTCCTTGCCTTTTCGATTGCGGCGCGAAAACGTATCTGATCGCCAACACGCCAAAACCTAAATTCGTCGTGGCATTTATCTAAAACGTATTCTTGCTGCACAGGGTTAAGTTTTTCCAGCATATCCGCACCAAGGCTAACAATTGCGTCTTGATATTGCTGTAATACTTCATGCGCTTGGTCAGCTTCATCTACAGTCAAAACCGCGTCTGCATTACCTTCAAGTCGGAGTGAAAATATTTTCAACGCATCTTCAAGTGTGTGACTCATTTGCTCCCCCTTGCCTTGGCGATTGCGGCGCGTGCTTTTTCTATGAGTGGGTTCATTGTTTGCTCCTTGCGCGGATGGCTGCGGATATATCAAGTAATGCTGGTTCGCTGTATAAGTCAGGCAAATTGCTTTCTTCCACCACCTTCGCACACGCCTCCCGCTCATGCGCGGCGATCACTTTCGCAAACTCTATCAGCCAGCCCGCGAGTTCTTCGTGCGGGCTTGCCATGTCATACAGCCAGTGATTTTGGGCAACGTATAATATTTGATCGCGTGTCATCGTCTCCTCCACATATCCTCGGCATCAAGTGGGATGCCGATGTTGTTATCGTCCTTGCACGCCTCATAGCCGTAATCTGCGGCGAACTCGGCAAGTTTCTCAAGGTCAGCCAGATACTCGGGCGACACCGGGTTAACGGCGCTGTCGTCGATCAGTCCGAGTTCCTTTGCCCACGTCATTACCAGTTGCTGCGGCACTTTCATTGTTGGCGCCTCGTCTTGATCATCATATCCAGCATGGCCTTGGCCCTCTCCATCTGTTCTACGCCGTCACCAGTCAGCCAGTTGGACAGGTAGTCGAGCGTAATGCGGCCATCCTCCATGACGACAATATGCACGCGGCCTTTGTGCTGATAGTGCAGGCCGTCATTGCCGTTGCTGGCGATTATGTCGGCCCGCTGTTCCTCTGGATGCCAGCAAAGTTCCGCGCACTCACCCTCTGGAAAGTTGCACCCATAGATGCCACAGAGCTTAGTGGGCATCGCAGTCCACCTCGCCGGCCCGGTAGTCAGGCCAGAGGCCGTCGGCCACCATTTGACAATACTGCTCTTGAGCCTTCTGCTCGTCCTCGGCGACCATGCTGCCGACTATGCCCATGACAACAGCCATGATGATTGCCACGATAAGAAGCCGTTGGGTTTCGTTTTTCATTGTTCGATCCTTAAGTTTTGGGTTTGGTTGATAGCATCAGTTTTCCCAAGACAAACAATAACACGGTATCCACAGTTTGCAAGGTAATCGAGCCAATCTTTTTGATCTTTGGACACTTTCCCGCCCTTGGCCCGCTTCATTTCGACCCATAGCCCCCATTCAGGGACGAAAAGGTCAGGTACTCCGGCGCATACTCCCTCGGCCTTGAGGCGGGCGGCCGTGGCTGGCGACCTCGCCCCGCCGTTTGGTATGGCTAATATCCGCACCCCAGGATAGGTCTGCCGGAACCACTGGACGTATTCCCGCTGCTCGATGTGTTCGCTCAGAACGGGACTTCTTGCACCCAACTTTGGCACTGGTCAATCTCCTGCGTGAACTCGGCTGGCGGTTCCATTTGGAACACTTTGCATTGGCCGCCCTCAGTATAGTTCCAGCATGTATGACAGCAACGGGGAGGCGGCTGGCGTATAGCCTCCTGCCAGTCGGTGACAATCTTAGGCGGCGTTGGGCGCATAGTTCCTCCGTAGGACTCTGAAAAACTTACCGTCGACTTTATATTCAACGCTGGCTGGCGGTTTGGCTGCGCTCAGACGGCTGGCCGTTTCCTGCATGTCGGTACTTGGCGTGACGCCGGTATCCAGCAGGTATTGCGCCAGCACATTGCGTGCCTTGCCTCCGGCTATGCCTTCATGCAACACCGTCAGGTACTCCCGTACAACCGGGTCTGACAGGCCGCCGTAGTAGGACACGACCAGCATCTTTTTGCCGCTCTGCGAAAACTGAACCCGCCATAACCATGACTGCACATGCAAGGTCTTGCCCTCCAGCCCCATAATGTCATCGTCATGGAGTTTGAGTTTCTTTGGCTTGCGCTCAGGGAATGGCGTACCACAAGCCGGGCAGACTTTGGCCGACAGAGCCACCAGCTCATTGCAAGCATCGCATACCTTTACCGGCGCATCACCTGAGCCATCGCCGCCCTTACGGGGCGGTACTACGGCTGTGATGGGGCCATGGGTGGCAACCACGCCGGCAAAGTCCAGCACAAGGCAATGGTCGGTATGGCTCTTGGGGCGCATACCTCGGCCGGCCATCTGGACGTAAAGGCTGGCCGACATAGTGGGTCGGAGCATGGCAATCAGGTCTATGTCGGGGTAGTCAAAGCCCGTGGTCAGGACGTTGGCGTTGGTCAGCGCTCGCAGTTTGCCAGCCTTGAAGTCGGCAATGATCCGCTCCCGCTCGGCCTTGGGTGTATCGCCAGTGATACATTCGGCCGGTATGCCGTAGATGGTTTGCAGGACAAAAGCGATCATTTGGGCATGATCCACGCCAGCACAGAAAAACAGCCAGGCCTTCCGATCCTCGGCCAGACGCATGACCTCCTGCACCACGGCTAGGTTGTTTTTGTCAGTATTCACCGCTTTCTGTAGTTCTGCCTCGATGTACTCACCGCCACGCTTATGCACTCCAGAAACGTCCAGTTTGGCGCTGGTGACTTTTGAGCGCAGCGGGGCAAGATAGCCTTTATGCACTAGTTCCTCAATGCTCACAGGCTCAATCAGGGCGTCGAACAGGGCCGGCTTGTCAGTGATCAGGCCATGCCCAAGGCGGTAAGGCGTAGCACTATACCCGATGATGCGCGTGGCCGGATTGATGGCCGTCAGTTCAGAGATCAGCTTTCGGTATCCACCTTCATCCTTGTGGTTCACCAAATGACATTCATCAATAATAATCAGATCAACATGCCCAATCTGTTGCGCTTTATCCCGCACTGATTGAATGCCAGCAAATGTAATAGGCTCTCCAAGCTGGCGCTTGCCAACGCTTGCA